TTCATAAATGCAAAAACCTTGAAGCCCTTACATTTCTAAGGATGTAGAGCGTTTCAAGGTCTTTTATATTTATGAATATGTGTTCTAAAATGCTTATATAAGCACCTTGTTAGCACCTGACAAGCACTAAAAAATAAAGCCTTTCCCGATAGTGTTTGCAGCAGATTCATCCATCTCTGGAATCCAATGGGCGTACAGTTCGAGTGTAGTGCTTATGCTACTATGCCCCAGTCTCTTAGAAACTTCCTTCACATTGATACCATTGAGCAATAGATATGTAGCATGATAGTGTCTGAACCCGTGGAAGGTGAAGCCTTTAGGGACTACAGTGCTTTTAGACAAAAACTTATGCACCTGCATTCCCGCCGCCATACTTGTCATTTGTCTGTCATGGATTGCCCATAGCTTTGTTGTCTTTTCCGAAGGCGGCACAAGCTCTAACACGGTGTTCAAGACATCAGGCTGAACGTATATGACCCGATAGGATGATTGTGTCTTTAATGGATAATCGCCTCCAAAGCGTGTGAGCTGCGAACTGATACTGATAGTGTGCTTCTCCACATTTATGTCTTTCACACGATCTAGGTCAAGAATCTCACCTATACGCATCCCTGTGGAGACAGCAAGTAAGAAAAGTGGATAGAGAAGCAAAGATGCCCCTGTGTTGTGTGTGTCATATTCTTTTGCTGAGAGCAGCAACTCCTTCATTTGATCTTCGGATGGAATCGTCAAAGTGTTGATTCTGTTTGATGGTTTAGGGCGCAGCTTTGTTTGCTTCATAGGAGACACGGCTATGACACCCTTAGAGACAGCAAAGTTAAACACAGCAGACAGTCTACCTCGGAGATTCTGAACAGTCGCTTTTGCCATCGGCTTTCCGTCTTGTCGCTTTAGGTTATCGAGTACTCCATCAATCATCTCAGGCGTGATCTTATCTACACGATAGTCATAGAAAGGCTCAAATACCAGAGGCGTGGCTGTCCTATAGATGAGCTTTGTCCCCTCCGTAACACGCTCATCCTGCCATGCAAGATAATGCTCGAATAGTTGCTTGAAGTACATTTCTTGCCGTGGAGCTTTGCCCGATGCTACCTTTAGCTCGGCTACTTTTTGCATAAGCTCTGCTTTTGTCTTTGCAGTCACAGACCGACGCTTCTGTTTCCCATCTACCCCTACACCAAGGGTAATCGTCATCTTGAGACTCCCGTTAGGTAGCTTTGTGATTGACCCTTCTCCTTTTGGGCGGCGTTTGGCTGACATGATGCAGCCTCCTTTCTCAGAGTTGAAAATTTGAAAATAAATTCGTGTCCATATATACATTTTATGCGCGTGCGCGTACCCCCGTGCGGGCGGGCGTGCAGCAGGGCGCGTGTGCGCGTGCGCGTACATGGAAGGAATCTGCTGCGGGCTGTCTCTCTGTCTAAGGCAAGAAAGCAACCTAGCAGAATTACTATAACGCTTGTGTCTCCTAGCGTCAAGTCGCTTGCAGGTGCTTATGTCTAGCACCGATCTTGTTGTCTATCGCAAAATAATTGTTGTCTGTCTCTTTAGGGATGCTACGGTGTCCCTTTTTGTGCGAACATATGTACCTATAGAGTGCTGTAGGTACTAAAAATGAATTATCAGTGCGTTTTCTTAGTAGTAGGTACTAAATTGTGTGTCAATTATCTGTAGTGGAGAGCAGACATATCACATCATTGCTGCTCGAATCCACTCCATCACATCATCATCATGACACCAATGCACATGCTGGATACCCTCTAAAACAGCCGTAAATAGCCCTAGGACTGCTCAAAACACCGAATAGGTAGTTTGGTATTAAGACACAAAAACAAGTGCCTAAAAAGGCGTGTTTTGAAACTGTACAGATCGGCGGGATGTGTGGTATACTTAGAGCGTCTTAATGTGTGTGTGGTGTGTTAAAGGAGATGTGAAAAATGATTAGGCGTATTGGTATTGTGTGTCTGTTGCTTACCTCTCTACTAGTTACATCCGCATATGCAGAACCAGTAAGTGACACAATGGGTTACACGGAATATTACAAAAACGACGATACATTTTGCAAATTGGTTACTAAAGCTATAGTTGTGCCTAATAGATTATATACTATTATCGGGGTAGAGTCATACAAGAAAAAGGGGGAAGTAGACATAATAGGTGCAGTGATTGACTTCGTACAAATAAATAGTGAGACTGTCAATATTAAAAACATCCGGCTGCTCTCTGATTATCAAAATATACCTATATCAACAGAAGGACATAAAAAAGAAGCGGGACTAGAATACACTACGGATTCTTTCGTCTTTGTCTTAGGAGAAGTACGACATGTAAAATCATTTTTTGAAACACCGTCAACGAAATACATTATTAGAATTACGGATGATACAAATACAATATATGATGTCTTTTTGGATGAAGAGCATATAAAATATATCATAAAGACACTAACACCATAACTAGAAGTTAATAGCCCTACACACGCAGCAACGATCTGCATTGTGTAGGGCTTTTTTGTTGTCTTTATTTTGTGTGCTCTGCTATATAGGCTTCTATCCATTGTCGAAAGAGTTCAGATGTATTTATAGCTTGTCTTTTTGTAATGTCCTGAAACTTCTTCTTTGTTCTTTCATCAATACGAAACCTAAAATAACTATTTTTTTCAAATGGATTTTCTCGTGTGTTCTCATAGACTTGCATTCTTAACACCTCCTAAACCGCATTATATCACGCGTTATAACAAAAATCAAATTTTTTCAAATAGGGGGTTGACATCGTGTTATAACACGTGATAATATAAAGCCAACAAAGGGCACACCGCCCTAAAAATTTTCCGCCGAATGTTATAACGTGATACCACAAAAAGGAGAATGCACCATGAAGAAAGACACCATCACCATCACCATCACCATCACACGCGCCGAATACGCGCACCTTAACAAGGCGGCGAATGCAGCCGTAGAGCACGCTTTAGAGCTCGTACAAGCGGCGCGACTCGTGGACGATCTCCAGGCACGCATTACGGCTTTGGAAGCAGAGCGGGACGAGCTGGTAGTAGAAGCTAGCCGATTCGCAGCGGATAACAACGAGCTGCGCGACGATACCGATCGGCTGGCAGTAGAGCGGGACGCATGGTTTTCCAAGTATCAGGTACTGAAGGAGCGTACCGATAACTATGAGTTCCTGCTTTATAAGGTCAAGGAGCAGGAAAAAGAAATCTACCGCCTTGTCAAGGAGATCAACGAGCTAGGCGGTTGAGAAATGGCAGCAAGGAGGAGGCGCAAACCTTGTGTCTCCTCTGATAGATAGACAGATAAACATTTAGTAGGAGGTACTAAAAATGAAAGCACGAGTAACAGCCAAGCAGGTACGCGCAAGCTACTTGAACATCATCCAGATCGGGTATTGTGACGCTTATTACCTGCTGGGACGTAACCCGCACTATTACACGGCGGGTGTCTACGGGTGGAACGCGGATGTGTACCACATCGATCAGTCAATGGCGATTGTCACGGGATACCGCCCGTTTGGTAACATTCGCCCGCCGTACGAGCTTGTACGCAAGTATGAGCAGGAAGCGGCAGCCTGCTATAAGGCGGGGGAGGTGGAGGAGGTTAGCAAGCTCCTCAACGCGTTTGTCAAGGAGTGCAAGGCTCTGTAGGAGTAGATCGATGAGCGGGCAAAGAGAGCAGGGGGCAAGCGTCCCTTGCTCACAAGCCTGAAAGACAAGACAACTAGGACTAGGAGGATGATGAAAATGATGAAGACATTGGAGCGGCTTGTGACTGCAACAAAGAACACGACCGTCAACAACCACGCGGTCAAGTATCTGGACGACGTGAAGACAACGTGCTACTACACGGGACGCGGTCGCAAAGTGGGGACGTGGGGTAATGTAATCAACAAGGGGGAAGTGAAGCACGTCAACGGATTCACGCGTGCATTCTCCTACCACGATTCAACGATCTGCCTGGTCGACGACGATTCACGGCGCGTCATCCTCACAAATGCGGGATGGAATACGCGAAGCACCACGCGGGCAATCAACGACTACCGCCGCTATTTCGTGGAGGAATGCGGATATACGGAAGTCAAGGATATCTAAGAGGTAACAGTAGGGACTAAGGGCGGCACAAGACACGCCGCTCTAGCCCTAGACACACAACAAGGAGGAAGCACAAATGTATAGCAAAGAGTATCTTGAAATGGGACACATCGGGACATACAGCGAATCGGCTTTTCACGGTCTCAAGGTTTACCACATCGACGAGCAGGATTATAAGATTCGCTTCATGTGGTTCTATGATGGGAAGCCTGATAGCCGCATGACGACGGCAAAGATCAACATGACCGCTGCGGGACGCCCGTACTTCACGACACGTGGGCACCGCGTACACCTTGACGAGATCATGCGTGAAGAAGGTTGCGGCGCGTGGCTCTAGTCACAAAAAAAGTGGGGGAGACGTAAATAATAACCCTTGTGTCTCCTCCACGCAACCCAAAACATACCTATCATGATGATGCGCAATTTGCAGAGTGTCACAGAATGTGATAGGTTAATAGAACAGAAGTTTTGAGAATATATTTTCCAAAAAGGAGACGAAAAATCATGAAAGTATACGCATATTCGGAACGCCGTGCGGAAGTCATTTCGGTAAAGATTATACGTTTCTTTATAACTCATAAATAATAGAACGCTCGCACTAAGAAAGGAGGTGATAACACAGGCTTCTATTTTTTATGCCTAAATTAGAACAAAAGCTCTATTTTCTAGGTGGGACACAAGAAGAAGACAAAACCAAGGAGGCACACAAAATGACCGAATACGAACGCTATAAAACCCAATACGGCGACCTCTACGACGCGCAGCTCCTTTTGGAGGACGAGGCAAAACGTAACGCAGAGGAGCGCATGAAAATCATCCTTGAAACCGTTCGGCGCAACGGCGAAGCAGGGCAGGGCAAACTCGCAAGCCGTCTTATGGAGCATGCATGGGAGACCAGCCGCACCAACATCAGCGTACTCATCAAAAATGCACAAGCCCCAAAAAAGACCACACAGGGGAATTGGCTAGAACCCATGAAAGAGCTTGTGTCTATCTACGGGGGACGCGTAACAGAGCTAGAAGACATGCTTATCCTTATTGGGCACAGCACCGCGATCGACTGCGTCCTCCTTGCACACAAGACGCAGCAACAGACACTTTCCAACGTCGCGATCTGCATCGGACGCAGCGTCATGCGGGAGGCAAGCGTCGAACGCTTCTTCCAGTGGTCGCAGGAGACAAAAGACCTAGACAAAAAGAAATTGCAGCACTCGATGGACAAAGGCATCGCACAGCGCGTCCGCAATTCTTATCGGATTGTCTATGCAGTCAATCGTATGCACAAACAGGGATTTACGGGGCTTAAATGGGACAAGCAAGCAGAGCTTGCACTAGGCGCAAAAATCCTAGAAATGCTCGTCGCGGGTAGTGCCTACTACGAAATCGTAGACAAACACCTAGACAACAAAAAAATCAAATGTCTCATCATGTCGGAATGGTTTGAAAAAGCATGGTTTGCGAACGAAGACAAAACAATAGCGAACGCCATCAAATACATCCCGACCATCATCCCGCCGAAACCATGGACAACCCCGCAAAGCGGCGGCTACTACGGAGCGTCAACCCTAGGCGTCAAGCTCATCCGCATGGAGGGAGCGGCAAGCAACCCGTCGATCAACGCCTATGTCAACAAGCTCAACGCCATCAACCTCGACCCAATCTACAGCGTCCTCAACGCTATGCAGCAGACCCCTTTTGTCATCAATCGGGACATCTTGGACGTGCTCAAGAGCATCTACGCAAGCGGCGGGGAGCTAGGCGGCGTACCGCGCACCGAACCAATACCGCAGCTTCCCAAGCTACCCGACGACACCCCAGAGGAGGAACTGAAAGAGCACAAGCGGAAAATGACTGCGATTTATAAGCAGGAAGAAGCGCGAAAGACAAAAGCCCTGCGCTGTCACATCGCACTAAAAACCGCAGAGAGATTCGCGGAATACGAGCGTATCTACTTCCCATGGAATATTGATTACAGAGGGAGGTGCTACCCAATCCCGACCGCCATCAACCCGCAAGGCGACGACATCCAGAAAGCCCTCCTCCTCTTTGCAGACCCGTCGCCGCTTGCAGCAGAGGAAGACATCAAATGGCTCGCAATCCACGGCGCAAACCTCGCAGGACGCGACAAGCTCCCGTTCGCGGAGCGCATCGCATGGATAGAGCAGCACGAGACCGACATCCTCGCATCCGCAGCAGACCCGCTCGGCTATACATGGTGGAGCGACATCGCAAAGAACGACTACCCCATGGAATTCCTCGCGTTTTGTCTTGAGTGGAGCAAGCTCCTTGACTACAAGGCGCAGCACGGCACAGCCATCGGATTCATCACAGGGCTGCCCGTCGCATTCGACGGCACCTGCTCAGGCTTGCAGCACTTCTCGGGACTCCTACGGGACGAGATCGGAGGTGCAGCGGTCAACCTCCTGCCCAGGGACACAGTGCAGGACATCTACAACATCGTCGCCGACAAGGTCAACGTCACACTCTTGCAGGATGCAAAGAGCGGCACAGAGGACGGATGGAAGACAAACAAGGATGGAGAGATCGTCACAGATGCAGAGGGCAAGCCGCGCAAAGCCTACGGCACAAAAACCCTTGCGCAGAACTGGATATGCTTTAACAGACTAAAGTATTCCCAAGACGGCATCACCCGCAAAGTATGCAAACGCAGCGTTATGACGCTCGCTTATGGCAGCAAGCAATATGGCTTTCGTGAGAATCTACTGAGCGACATCATCAACCCATTTGTCTTAGACCATCCCGATGACAACCCATTTATCAGCCCCCACCAAGCAGCGGGCTATATGGCAAAACTCATCTGGGATGCAGTTGGGCAGACTGTTGTCAAAGCCGTAGAGGGCATGGCATGGCTACAGAAAGTCGCCGAACTCATCTGCAAAGACAACCACGTCGTCACATGGACAACACCGAACGGACTTCCCGTCCAGCAGAACTATATGATGATGACACAGAACGTCGTCAAGCTCCGCTTCAACAAAGCGCAAGTAAGATTCTATACACAAGTAGAACAGGAGGGGCAAGTAGATATACGGAAACAGGCGCAGGGCATCGCGCCGAACTTCATACACAGCATGGACGCAGCACATTTACAGCGCGTTGTCAACAGCGAATTTGCAAAGGGCAATCGCAACTTCATGATGATTCATGACAGCTTCGGCACCGATGTAGCTCACGCAGGACAGCTTTTTAAGACCATTAGAGAGGAGTTTGTCAACCTTTACAAAGACAAAAATCACCTTGACACCTTCCTGCATCAAGTCTCGTATCTCATCGCAGATGAAGACATGGATAATATTCCTAATCTTCCGAGTTTTGGGAAACTAGACCTTGAAGAAGTCAAGAAGTCAAACTATTGTTTCGCTTAGTACAGACAAAACAATAGAAAAACAGATTATTGTTTCGTCTCCCACCAAAAACCAGCTAGCCTTACAGCCGCAAGGCTTTCCGCAGGTGGGGCAGAAGAAGAAGGGAAAATTTTTTCAAAGCAAAGGAGAATCATCATGCCAACCATCATCCCACCCGAAGAGCTCAACGTATTCAAGGCAATCGCCGCAAAGGAAGCCAACGACAACAAAGACAAAAAGGAGAATGACATCATGCAGAACAACACCAACCTCAACAACGCCATCCAGACCTTCACCAACAACACCTACGGCAACATCCGCGTCGTCATGATTGATGGTGAACCGTGGATGGTAGGCAAGGACGCAGCAACGATGTTGGGGTACGCCAAACCTGAGAACGCAATCGCAACCCATGTTGATGAGGAAGACAAAACCACTACCCTGATTCAGGGGACTGGTTCTAACTACAAGAGCAAGGCAGTTATCATCAACGAATCCGGCTTCTACGCTCTCGTCTTTGGCTCGAAGCTCCCGACCGCCCGTGCCATCAAGCGTTGGGTAACGAGCGAAGTCCTCCCGAGCATCCGTAAGACAGGCAGCTACAGCACACAGCTTGGCAGCTACCAGATCGACGACCCCATCGCCCGCGCCGAGCGTTGGATTGAGGAGCAGCGCGAAAAGCAAGCCGCTCTCCTTGCCCTCGAAGAAGCCAAGCCGAAGGTCGAAACCTACGACAAACTCATCAGCTATAAGGGTTACGTAGGACTTCGGGAAATGGCAAAAATGCTCGGCTACCCCCTCAACAAGATGGGCGCATTCGTATGTGAGATCGGCATGTGCTACAAAGAGAACGGCATCTACTACCCGTACGCAAAGTTTAGCAGCAATGGCATGTGCGTCGGCAAATGGCATCGTGCCAAGTGGAGCAGCCACGGCGGTATGAAGACCGTATTCAGTCTTGAGGGTGTCGAGTACGTCCGCAAAGCCTTGAAGCGCATCGGATGGAAGCCCAATAAGAAATAAACAAACCCAATAGAAAAAGAGCAGGGAGACAAATACCTCCTTGCTCTTTTTAACGCTTCTAAAAGCAACTCTAAGCATCTACACAGTTACCTATAGACACTGCACTACTATGCTCCTAAAAAGAAAAGATATAAGTATTATATAATATATATATATATATATCTTGTATGTCTTTCAGAAAAGCCCGATCGGAGGGCTTTTTGTTTGTCTTTCAAGGGCATTTATGCCCATCGCCTCCTAAATCTAACACACGTTCGTAATTTGTGGAAACTGTGGATAACTTATTTTTTCAAAAACCAGCTAGCCTTAGAGCCGCAAGGATTTCCGCAGGTGAGGCACAAGAAGAAGGGGAAAACCCGCCCCGTTTTTTTTTGTCTTATCGTGAAAGGAGACAGTACCCATGTCAACCAACCAGACCCAAGCCATCACCGTCAAAGTCAACCGCTTCCATGCGGGCGTCCGACTGCCTGAGCGTAAGACCGACGGCGCAGCCTGTTTTGATGTCTACACATCTGAGACCGCCGACATCCCGCCGCACAGCGCAGGAGAACGGGCACACATCATTCACACAGGGCTTGCGTTTGAGATTCCCGAGGGCTACCACATGAAGGTATTCCTGCGCAGCAGCACGGGACTCACCACCAAGTTGCGCCTTGCCAACCAGACAGGCATCATCGACAGCGACTATCGCGGCGAGCTGAACCTCATCGTTGAGAACCTTGGAAGCGAGACCGTCCGCGTCCCTGTTGGTTCACGTATTGCCCAGATCATGATTGAGAAGAACATCGACGTCACCTTCCATGAGGTTGACATCCTCACCATGACCGAGCGAGGCGCAGCACCGTCGGGCAGCACAGGAGGCACCATCCATGGCAGCGTATGACGAGCACTATCAGGGCGCAGTACAGCCCATCCAGCTCATGCGGGCACAGATGAGCAAGGAGGCATTCATGGGCTTCCTGCGTGGCAACATCATCAAGTACACCAGCCGTCTCGGCAAGAAAGACAAAGAGGTCAAAGAAACTGCGAAAATCTTGCAGTATGCCTTGTGGCTTCACCAGACCGCGCAGGGAGAGGAGTTAAAGCTATGACAGAATCCACCGTCTACAGATGCGATCATTGCAAGCGCACTTTCCACGAGGAAACCGATGCACTCCGATGTGAGGAGCGTCACCGTCCACCACGCAAAATACTGAGTGCTACCTATGGAGGAGAACCCCTCGGAAGTCGCAGCTACCCAAAAAGCATTCGCGTCTTGCATGAGGGCTACACTATCGGCGTTTACTTGCTAGATTATCTCGAATAATATTTGACCTTTTGACCAATTGAAAAATCAAAAACCCCACAGCCTTACAGCCACAAGGGAATCCGCAGGTGGGACACAAGAAGAAGGGGAAAACACACATCCACACACAGAAAGGAAAAACACATCATGGCAAAGACAACCTACCGCAAGGGAACGACCAACATCGGCACCTTCATGTTCCCGCACCTCACCGAGACCGAGAAATTCGAGGGCAAGGACACTGGCAAATTCGCCGTATCCTTCCTCCCCGAAACCGACGCCGACCGTCACGCCCTCAGCATCGCCATTGACGAAGAATGGCAGAAATTCGCCGAGAGCGAAGAAGGCAAGAAGCACAAGTACAAGTATGACTACGCGAACGGCGTCACCTCGTACAAGGGCGAAGACTATTTCAAATTCAAAATGCAGCGCGTCCTTCAGACCAAGAACGGCGCATGGGAACGCCGTGTCCCCATCTTCGATGCAGCGGGAAAAGAGATCAGCGCAGAACTTACCAGCATTGGTAGTGGCACACGCGGGCGCATCGCCTACGAACTCATGCCCTACTACATGAACGACAAGAACTACGGCGTGTCGCTCCGTCTCACAGGCGTACAGATCATCGAGCTCAAGGAAACGGGCAGTGTCTCGGCATCCTCCCTTGGCTTTGAGGCGTGTGAGGGTTACACGCACACTGCTCCCACACCGTTTGACGCCGCACCTGCCGCCGAGGAGGAGGACTTCTGAGACACCTCAGAGGGGGCAAATACAGCTATACGCCGAGTAGGGGGCATCGCTCGGGACTAGAGGACAGCATTGCACGCCAGATCAAAACCATCGAAGACGCAGAGGTCTATGAGCGGCACACGCTTTCCTACACCGTCCCCGCGAGCACCCACACATACACCCCCGACTTCATTCTCGCCAACGGCATCATCATCGAGGCAAAGGGCATCTTTGACACCGCCGACCGACAGAAGCACATCCTCATCAAACAGCAATACCCGCACCTTGACATACGGTTCGTCTTCAGCAGCCCCTCCCATAAAATCTACAAAGGCAGCAAGACCACCTATGCAGACTGGTGCAAACAGCACGGATTCCTCTATGCAGCGAAACTCATCCCCGCCGCATGGTTTCGTGAACCGAAGAAAGACACACAGGGCTTGAAGGAGAAGCCCAAAAAGAAAGAGAGCTAAACATGAACCCACAGAACCTCACCTTCAAGGAGCGTGATGCAACCACAGGACTCCATCTCACCTACAACATGGCAGACATCCCCGCCGCAGAGTACGAGAAACTTGTCATGCGTGCAGGATGGTTCAGCATCGGCTTCCACTACATCATCCACCCCGACGGCGGCGCAGAGAAAGGGCTTCCCATCACACAGCACGCCGACCCCAGCATCGAGGGCTGGCAGGACAAAATCTGCATCCTCCTCATGGGCGCACCCGAGGGGCATCCCACAGCCCTCCAACGCGCCGCCATCGACACCATCGCACGGGAACACCACCTTACGCCTATTTACTAGGAGGCAGTATGAGCGACATCATCCGCGCCCATCTCCCATGCCCCGACTGCGGCAGCAGTGACGGAATGACAGAGTACAGCGACCATAGCTACTGCTTTGTCTGTGCGAAATGGACGCCGAGTACAACAAGAGAAAGGACGAATGCAGTGAGCAAACACCTCATCCCCATCGGGGACATGGAGTACCGTGCACTACGGGCACGCGGCATCCGCGCCGACACCTGCCAAAAGTACGCCTACGGATGCACACGCGCCGAGGACGGCAGCCCCTTACAGATCGCCACCTACTACGACGACGAGGGACGCGTCATCTTCCAAAAGACCCGCGACAAAGACAAAAACTTTTGTGTCTTAGGCAAAAAACAGCATCGCTTCTACGGACAGCATCTCTACCACAGCGGGCGTAAGCTCTGCATCACCGAGGGAGAGATCGACTGCCTCACCGTATCACAGGTGCAGGACAACAAATACCCTGTTGTCTCCGTCCCATTCGGCTGCCAGAGCGCAGACAAAATCTTCCGTGAGAATCTGGATTGGCTGCTCGGTTTTGAAGAAGTCATCGTCATGTTCGATGAGGACGAAGCAGGACAGAAAGCTGTCCGCAAACTCAGCGGCATCCTGCCGCCAGGACGCCTCAAGATTGCCCACCTCCCGCTCAAAGACCCCAACGAATGTCTCTTAGCGGGCAAGCCCGACTACATCATCTCTGCCATCTGGAACGCCGAGGAATACCGACCCGACGGCATCCATAACGGCAAAGATATGCTTGACATCCTCCTCTCAGACGACGGAGACACCGAGGGCTATGACTTCCCGTGGGCAGAGCAGCTTACCCGCATGACGCGCGGCATTCGCAAAGGAGAGATGATCTTACTCACAGCGGGCAGCGGCATCGGCAAATCCACCACAGCGCGGGAGCTTGCCTATGACCTGCATATGACACACGGGCTGCGCGTCGGCATGATTATGCTCGAAGAAGCCCCCAAGAAAACCCTGCGCGACCTCATGAGCATTCACCTCAGCAAGCCCCTGCATCTCATGTGGAGTGAAAAAGTCAAAGAAGAAGTGCGACAACACTACGGCGAGGTATTTGCGGACGGCGGCATCCTCCTTTACGACCACTTCGGCAGCATCGAGAGCGACAACCTGCTCGACAAGATACGCTACATGATCGTCACAGGCGGCTGCGACTTTGTTGTTTTAGATCACATCACCATTGCAGTCACCGCTATGGATGACGCCGCACGGGACGAGCGCAGCACCATCGACCGCCTCATGACAAGCCTCCGCAGCCTCATTGAGGAGACACGCGCAGGAATCCTTGTTGTCTCCCACCTGCGGAAAACAGACAACAAGAGCTGCCCCTTCGAGCAGGGCGGGACAATCAGCATGGACGACCTTAGAGGCAGCGGCAGCCTCAAACAGCTCCCCGACACCATCATCGCCATCGAGCGCAACCAGCAGACAGAGGACGAGGACGAGCGCAACGTGCTGCGTTTGCGTGTCCTAAAGTGTCGTTTCACAGGAGACACAGGGCTTGCCGACAAAGTACGGTTCAACAAAAAGACCAACCGCCTCGAACCCATCGACCCTCTCGACACACCGAAAGACACACAGAAAGGAGAGGAGGACGAATGTCCATTCTAGTTCCACTTGTATCAAGTGGCATCACCATGAACGAAATCCCAGGGCGTATTGCCGTCTACTTTGAACTGGGCAACTGTACGCAGGGGTGCCCCGGGTGTCATAGCCCCCATCTCAGTGAACAGCAGGTACTTGCTATCACACCACTAGAGGAGCTTGAGAGCATCGCCGAAACGCAGGCCACTAAAGGGGCGAATGCCATCGTCCTCATGGGAGGTACAACCAATGGCATCAGCGACGACGACCTCATCACCATCTGCCAGACACTTGGCAGCATCCTCCCCCTCGGACTGTACTCAGGGCGGGATGATGAGGAGCGTGACAAAGACATCGCACGGCGCGGCAGCCTCCATTGGCTCAAAACAGGCTCATATCTGGAAGAACTGGGGGGACTGGACAGCCCCCGTACCAACCAACGCTTCTACGAACTGGAAGCCCGTTTTGTCTTTGACCGCAGCGGCTCATACATACAGACAGACACCATCTTCCACGACCTCACCGACCTATTTCAGAAAGGAGCACCATGAAACTCACCCCCGAACAGATACGTGACCGCCTCGGCTTTATCGAAAGCTACATCGAGGCACAGAACCCCGCCAGTGGCAGCGAGGTAGACAGCAACGCCAATGTTGTACACAAAACCATCGCCACCCTTGAGGCAGAGCTGTATAAACCCTACACCATCGAACTCAACAGACGCTTGGTCTGTGCAAAACTCAGAGAACATTTCGGTGACAGAGCAGCAAACAGCTACATCCAAGACCTGCGGGAACACTGCATATACGTCCATGACGAAACCAGCCTCAAACCATACTGCGCCTCCATCAGCCTCTACCCCTTTCTCTTGGAGGGGACAAAGAGCATCGGCGGCGTATCAGGTGCCCCGAAGAACCTCCAAAGTTTTTGTGGCGGCTTTGTCAACCTCATCTACCAGATCGCCAGCAACTTCGCGGGCGCAGTCGCCACCGTCGAGTTCCTGCATATGTTCGACTACTTTGCCCGCAAGACCTACGGCAGAGCGTACCTCACGACACATAGGCGAGAGATCGAGCAGGAACTACAGGGCGTCGTCTACGCACTCAACCAGCCCGCCAGTGCACGGGGTGAACAGCATCGCCCCTACACATCTAACCGTTTATCAGCGGGGTTGGTCGTTTAGACCAGCTATCGGGGAAGCCTAAGTCTACTAGATATGGTAATCCCGAACTAAGCTAAACTGTAATGTCATTCAAAAAGGAGTGATATTACTGTATTACGTTTACAAAATAACGAACAAAGTCAATAACAAATTGTATATTGGCATGACGAACAACTACGTCGAACGTGTGAAATACCACACATCTCATTTTCAAAGTAAGAAAGAATATCACAAGCCCTTGTATAAAGCGATGCGTAAATACGGCATTGAGCAATTTACTTTTGAGCTTCTTTATGAAGGGCTAACGCTTCAAGAAGCCTGTGATAAGGAAGCCTCATTGATAAAGGAGCTTCATACACTTTCTCATGAAAATGGCTACAACATATCTCCAGGCAATGACTATTACAACGTCACAGGTGAGAGGGTTAATACCGCTGTCCTTACACAAGCAGAGGTAGAAACAATTATCCGAAGGCGCGAAGCAGGAGAACGCGGACGGGATGTGTATGCAGACTTTCGACACCGCATTGGTTACAGTGGTTTTCAAAGTATATGGCTCGGTAAAACATGGAAGTGGTTATCGGGGCAAAATAATGTGAAAATTGTGAAAGGGAACGCTAAATTCTCCTTAGAGGAGATACGGCGTATGAAGCAACTTGCAAAGGACGGGAAGTCCATCAAAGCAATTGCGGATATTTTTCACGAGGGTTATCACACCATATACAACGTCATCAAAGGAATTAGTTATTCGTACATTACAGTTTAGAAAGTGTATCGACTATCCCCTGTTGTGGGGGAGTAGGGCGACTATTGATACGTCGCTCGAAATGGTGTGCTTAACATATGTTAAGTAAGAGATAGTCAGACCCCTTTGGAAACTTAGGGATAATCGGATCAATCCGTCTTTTGGAACATCAGCGTCCTCGACCGCCCCTACATGGCAGAAATGTTCGGCGGCTTCTATTACCCCGACGGCACACAGGTTGACATGATGAGTACGCGGTACTTGCAGTTCTTCTTCATGGAGTGGTTCCGCAAGGAGCGGCAGAGGGAACTTCTGACCTTCCCTGTCCTCACCGCCAGCCTCCTCACCACGAAGGAAGGATTCGCCGATGAGCACTTCCGCGACTACTGTGCGGGACAGATGGAGAAAGGACACAGCTTCTTTGTCTATATGTCTGACAGCGTAGACAGTCTTGCGTCCTGCTGCCGTCTCCGCAACGAGCTTGCCGACAACACTTTTAGCTACACCCTCGGTGCGGGCGGCGTCGTCACAGGCAGTGCACAGGTCATCACCATCAATATGCACCGCTTCATGCGTGATGCACAGACAGGTGACCTTGGGAGCGTCATCGATCGCGTCCACCAGTACCTCATCGCACATCGTATGGTCTATGAGGACTACATCGCCGCAGGTCTCCTCCCCGCCTACACAGCGGGCTACATGGACATCTCCAAACAGTTCCTCACCATCGGACTGAACGGCGTTGTAGAGGCAGCAGAGCACCTTGGTTATAACATCAGCAACAATGAGGCGTACAAGACATTCCTTGCCGAACTGCTCGCCGTATTTAAGGCAAAGAACAAAGAAGCCTTGCAGAAGTATGGCTACCGCTTCAACACCGAATTTGTCCCTAAAATGAGTGGGGACGTTAAACCTCTCTTAATTTACTTGAAGTGCCAGCAGTGGCTAACAAGGGGCAAGCGTAAAGCAGCCTGAACGACTAAACAGAGAGGGGCAGCAATATTGTTGTCATGCGATAGTCTGAACAACGGATATAACAAAAAGAAACCGTTGAGGGCGATCAAGTGTAAAGACACTTTTGGAAGAACCGCCCCGCTTATTTGTGCCTAACACTACAGAAAGGAGGGACATCATTGAAACAATGCAGTATTTGTCATAAGACAGAACAAGACACACGTATTATCAAACGTGATGGGATACTTTATTGTCGTAAGCACTATCTACAGCTCTATCGGCATGGAAAAATCTTGTCACGTACAATTTATGATGAGAACACTGTGCGCATCGAAGGTGGGACTGCTTATATTGGGCTTTTCGATGCGAAGGGAATCCGTAAGGCTGAGATTATTATTGATGCAGAGGATTTACCGAAGATTCAGTCCTTGAAATGGCATCGAAAAAAATCATACGGTACAGTGTACGCAATAGCACACATAGGAAACAAGAAGTGCTTATTGCATCGCCTCATCTTAGATTATCAAGGAACGAAAGACATAGACCATATCAATGGTAACGGATTGGATAATCGCAAAGCGAATTTGCGTATTATCTCGCATGGAGCGAATGTCCGTAATCAGGTACATAAACCCTTCTGTGGTGTGCGTCACGTTCCATCGGGGAGATGGCAAGCCCATATCATGAAAGACGGGCAAGACATTTATCTTGGCACGTATGATACCCGTGAAGAAGCACAATCCGTGCGACAACAAAAAGAAAAAGAATTAGGCACAAATTAAGTCAACAAGCAACAGAATGGCAGAGAACCTCGGCGTCAAGAACGCCAAGTGGGATAGGGAAGCGGGCTACCCCGCCCAGCGTGACTGTTACAACTCCTACTTCTACCGCGTAGAGGACGATGATCTCACCATCCTCGACAAAATCGAGATGTACGGAAAAGACATCACCGAGCACCTTGACGGTGGGAGTGCGCTCCACCTCAACCTTGAGCAGCTCCTCACCTTCACACAGGCGAAGAAAATCTTTGAGCTGTGCAGGAAGAACGGCGTCCCGTACTGGACAACCAACACCCGATGCACCATCTGCAACACCTGCGGCACCATCGACCCCGAGACGCGGCAGGATTGCAAGCATTGCGGCAGCAAAGACCTTGACTACGGCACACGCATCATCGGCTACCTGCGCCGCATCAGCAGCTTTTCCGATGCACGGCAGAAAGAAGCCGCGCAGAGATACTACAGCTAAGAAAGGAAAATGAATCATGACAGACATGCTCATCACCCCCATCACCGAGGAAGGCACCGACGAAATCCGTATCAGCGGACGCCAGCTCCACATGGTACTGGACGTGAAAACCCTGTACAAGGATTGGTTTCCGCGCATGTGTGAATACGGGTTTTTGGAGGGAAAAGACTTTTGCTCAAAAATGAGCGAAAGTACCGGCGGGCGTCCCAGCACCGACCACCTCATGACCCTCTCCATGGCAAAAGAGATCGCCATGCTTCAGCGCACGGTCAAGGGAAAGGAAGTACGCCGCTACTTCATCCAGCTTGAGGAGGATTGGAACACCCCCGAGAAAGTTGTCGCCCGCGCCCTTGTCTACTCCAACAAAATGCTTGCCGACGCACGCGCACAACTCACCCGCGCCACCGAGCAGATCGCCCTTGACGCCCCCAAGGTGAGATTCGCCGAGTCCGTAGAGGGGAGCAAGGGCTGCATCCTCATCCGCGAACTTGCAAAAGTCTTGAAGCAGAACGGCTACGACACGGGAGAGAAGCGCCTCTTTGAGACACTGCGCCGCGACGGCTACCTCATCCGCAGCGAGGGCGCAGACCACAACACCCCCACACAGCGCAGCATGAACATGGGCTTGTTTGTCATCAAGAAACGTAGCATCTCCACCCCGAATGGAGAGACCATCGTCCAGACCACCCCCACCGTCACAGGCAAGGGACAGGTCTATTTTGTCAATCGGTACTGCGGCGTGAAAGCGTGAGCGCGTATGCTCATCTTCGATATTGAGACAAATGGTCTCTTGGAGGACACAACCCAGCTTCACTGCATGGCAGTCCACGACACCGCCACAGGCAAGACCATCGGCTTTGACCCATCCACCGTACAGAATGGCGTCCGTCTCCTCAGCGACGCACTCGCGCAGGGCGAAACCATCGCAGGACACAACATCATCGCCTTTGACATCCCTGCGCTCACAAAACTCTACCCCGACTTTGTTGTCTTCCGCGAGCAGCGCGAGCAGGTATTGGACACACTCATCCTCTCGCGCCTCATATATTCTAACTTGGAGACCACCGACCTCGGGCTTATGCGCAGTGGCCAGCTCCCCTCAAAACTCTACAAATCCCACAGCCTTCGGGCATGGGGCTATCGCCTCGGCGAATACAAAGGCGACTATGGAGAGCAGGAGAACGCATGGGAGACATACACCCCAGAGATGCTCGACTACTGCATCCAAGACGTTGTCGTCACAGCAAAACTCATGGAGCGTCTTATGCGAGCAGCCTATAGTGAACGTGCCATCCGCTTAGAGCACGACGTCGCATGGCTTATGGCGCAGCAGGAGCGCAACGGCTTCCCATTTGACAAAGAGGGCGCAGAGCGATTGGAGCGCACACTCAGAGAGCGCAGCGCAGTCCTTTCCGCACAGCTCACCGCAGCCGTCCCCCCACTTCCCGACAAAGTATTCATCCCGAAGCGGGACAACAAGAGACTTGGCTACGTCAAGGGCGTTCCCATCCAGCGGTACAAAGACTTTAACCCGAACAGCCGACAGCAGATCGAGTATGTCTTTCGGCAGATGCACCAGTACCACCCCGATAACCCCGACCTCTATGACACCCCCGAGGACTGTGATGACTTCATGCAGTACCGATTGAAGATCGACGACGAGACCTTCCGCTTCATCAAGGATGATGACACAGCCCCCGAGGGCGTCCGAAGCCTCGCCGCCATCATGGAGGAGAGCCTTCTCATCGGCAAACGTCTCGGACAGCTCGCCGACGGCAAGAACGCGTGGCTTGACATGGTAGGGGAGGACGGGCGCATCCACGGACACGTCATCACCAATGGCACCGTCAGTGGCAGAGCCGCCCATGCCAGCCCCAACATCGCCCAAGTCCCCGCCGTCAGCAGCCCTTACGGGCAGGAATGCAGGGCACTCTTTCATGCGGATGGATGGACACAGGTAGGTGTCGATGCGTGCGGACTGGAACTTCGATGCCTTGCACACTATATGTCACCTTATGACGGCGGGCAGTACGCCCATACCATCCTCAACGGAGACATCCACACCATGAACCAACAGGCAGCGGGACTGCCCGAACGCAATCAGGCGAAGACCTTCATATACGCATTCCTCTATGGCGCAGGGGATGCCAAAATCGGACGCATCATCAAAGGAGATGCCACAGATGGAAAAGCCATCAAACGTAAATTCCTCAAGGCGACCCCCGCCATCAAGAACCTGCGCGACGCCGTGCAAAACGCTCTTGTCGAAACGGATAAAGGTCGGATTGTACGTTGGAAAAGACATTACCTTCGAGGTCTCGATGGACGGCTATTGCACGTTCGTAGCCCTCATTCTGCTCTTAATCTACTATTGCAGTCAGCAGGTGCTTTGATTTGTAAGAAGTGGATTGTCTTAACCGAGCAGCGACTTGTTGCGCAGGGGTTAAAGCACGGATGGGATGGGGACTTTGCCTTCATGGCATGGATTCATGATGAATTTCAGTGCGCTTGCCGCACTCCTGAGATCGCACAGCTTGTCTTAGACACGGCACAAGCCGCCATGCGTGAGACACAGGAGTATTTTGGCTTTCGGATGCAGCTCGACACCGAAGGTAAGATTGGACAGAATTGGAGTGATTGTCATTAAAATACTTGTTGCTTGTGAGGAATCGCAGCGTGTTACCATCGAATTGCGAAAACTTGGACATGAAGCGTATTCTTGCGATATAGAACCTTGTTCTGGGGGACATCCTGAGTGGCACTTGCAGCAGGATGTCCTTCCTTTATTGGAGGAGAAGTGGGATATGATAATCGCGTTCCCTCCATGCACATACCTTACAGCAGCGGGAGCTTGCAGAATGTACCCAACGAAGGGCTGTATTGATACACAACGCTTAGAGAAAGCGCAAGAGGCAAGACAGTTTTTCCTTACAATACTTCAATCAAATTGTCCTCGTATTGCTGTGGAGAATCCGCGCCCATTGCGTGTCGTGAACCTTCCAAAAGAAAGTCAGCGTATTCAACCGTGGCAGTTTGGAGACGCATATACAAAATTGACTTATCTCTGGTTAAAAAATCTGCCACCACTTATTCCTACACATGATTTGCAGAGTATTGCAGTTCCCTATGTGTGTGCGGGTACGTTTAATTCTAAAGGAGAGAAACGTCAACGAATTGGAATAAAACACTCAGCACTCGAAAGAAGTAAGACCTTTCATGGGATTGCGAAAGCAATGGCAGAACAATGGGCAGGAGTATCAGAAAGGACAAGTGAACGCACATGATTAAGAAAGACCTTAAATGCCCTCAGTGCGGCAAAACCCTCCTGCGTCTCTACGGCGCAGCCGTGCGGAGCGTCACCTGCGCGTGCGGATGCAGCGTAGACCTCAAGCAGAAGCCACCACAGCGTAAGGAGGTACGCAGAATATGTTGACGAGAGTGTTCGACTATCGAAAACGCGGACATAAAGGGACATATGTACTTTTCTGCCAGTCTCTCGTGTGGGCATACCGAGGGGATGTGGAGATTTATTCCTCTTTGCACTCGGCACTCAGTAGTATGAAGGAATTTCTGCACTTACCTCAGTCCCTCCACGACGCATCCGGCCACCTTGTTGCCTATACCAACGACGGAAAGGTCGTGATGTGCCATGCCTGACATCCACCTCATCTCTCATACCCCCAACCCCATGACCCTCCTCAAGACCGCCGCATCTCAGTGCTACCAAAAGAAAGTCACCGATGCCACCATCAAACATATCATCGAGGCGGGACATCTCTCCGTCCTTGAGCACGCCTATGCCAGCTTCTCCGTAGAGTGCAGTCTCACCGTCCTCTTGCAGCTCACACGACACAGACATTTGTCGTTTACCGTCCAGAGCAGCAGGGGGACACTTTTGTCTGACCTCACAGAGACAGGCATCCTCATGGCAGACCGCCAGAACAAAGAAACCCTGCGCCTCTACCACACACTCGCCGACGAGGGTTACCGCAAGGAAGAACTCGCCTATATGCTCCCCAAGGGAATAAAGTACCACCTTGTCGTCACAGGCAACTTCCGCGCATGGTATGAGTATCTTCCCAAACGTCTGTGCAAACGGGCAACACGAGAACATCGGGAGCTTGCAGAGAGCATCCACAGCCGCCTATGTGTCCTCTGCCCCGAGGTCTTTGTCCGCGTCCATAAACCCTGTGACACTTGCAAAGAAAGGAGCTGCGCATTTTAGGATGGATACACCCAACTATAACAGCACCTATGAGCCTGAGAAGAACGCTGCCCAGTATGGTATGCAGGTCAACCCCAAGACATACCACGTCATCTCAACCCTCGAAAAGCTCGGTATGAACGAAGTGAAGTACGGCGCACCCTACTGCCCGTGCCTTCCGAATCATACCGAGGCAACCATCTGCCCATGCCGCTACATGCGCGAAATGAAAGCGTGCAGATGCGGACTTTATGTACGAAAGGAAAATGCAGAATGAAAGCAAATTTGATTGTCCACTGTGCAAAATGTGGGGAGACCGACGTCACCATCACACGCAAGCCCAACGAAGAAGCCTACAAAGTCTACTGTACCGCCTGTGACACCAACCTTGCCCGCATTCCGACCTACGGAATCATCTTCACCGACGACGAAGAAAAGGAGGACGACCATGCCAATCCGACCGAATGACGGCACCCTTTTCGTCCTCGGCTACTTCCTCTGCGGCGTATTGGTGGTGCTCTTATGCGGCTGAAACTTCTCATCGACGCGGATATGCTCGCCTTTCTCGCATGCACCGCAGCAACCCGTGAAGCAGAGTGGGAGAGCGGCATCCACAGCTACTTTGCCGACTTCGAGGAAGTCAAGGCAACCTTTACCGAACGCCTCACTTCCATCGTCAGCACCGCCCTCGCACATCACCACTACAGCGGGGACTATCGTCTCATCCTCTGTTTGTCTGACCCGAATGACAACTTCCGTCGCCGCGTCCTGCCTACCTACAAGGCGCACCGCAAGGGACAAAAGCCCCTCTGCTATTGGAAACTCTGTGATTGGATGAAGCAGGAGGGAGACGTATACATTCGTCCCTCCCTCGAAGCGGATGACTGCATCGGCATCCTCGCCACCATGGAGAAGAATCGGGACAACTGCCTCATCATCTCAGGCGACAAAGACATGAAAACCCTCCCTGGCAGACAGTACGACTTTTTGCGTGACAGCTACGCCGAGCTCAGTGAGGAGGACGCCGACCGCAACTTCCTCATGCAGACCCTCACAGGCGACCCCACCGACGGCTACAGCGGCTGTCCTAAGGTCGGCGCAGTGAACGCCGCCCGCATTCTGGATGAGGACTGCTCATGGGCAGCCGTTGTCCGTGCCTTTGAGAAGCAGCACCTCACCGAGGCAGATGCACTCACTCAGGCACGCGTCGCACGCATCCTGCGGGCAAGCGACTACGACTTCAAGAAGAAGGAGGTACGACTTTGGACACCACCCGCGCACCCCTCAACGAAGTAGAACAGGACATCCTATATCGCACATTGCGGGCATGGCAGAAGCGGGACATCGCATGGCTCATGCAGACCTACGGCGACCCTGCGTATGCCATGCAGCGTCTTCTCCACATGAGTAAACGGGGACAGCTCGTCAAATTCTACAAGGGAGATCACTTCTGCGGCATCCTCGCCTTTGACATCGGCTACGCATGGTGGTCGCCTCACCGCATATGCAGCGAGGTCTTTGTCCTTGCGGTAGAGGGTGTCCACGGCTTCCAGCGCATCGCCGCTGCCGAACTCGAACGCATTGCAAAAGAGTATGATGCACCCCTCATCGTCGCAGGAAATATGTTTCAAGTGAACAATAACCTGATCGGTAATGGCTACAAGAAGTGTGGCTTCCGACAGGAGTGCAGTACTTATGTAAAGGAGATCACAACATGAAAGATAACATGGACAGAGACATCCCGTATGTCTCCAAAGAACTCTGTGCCTATCTCAGGGAGCGGTTCAGCTTGCCGAACCTCTTGCATGATATTGATGATGACACCACGGCAGATCGCATCCTTGGTAGCTTCGCAGGGGCGAATGCCATCATCGAAGTCCTTGAAGAAATCCAGATCATGCAGGAGGAACGTGATGGGATTCGTGGGTAGATTCATCAAGACGATCTTCAGCCCCTCCATCCCACAGGCAAGCGTGCAACAGCCCACAATCACAGGGCGTGATCTTGTCGCCTCCACCGAGAGTGCGGCACCCGAAGCCCCTGTTATGGGGGGCACAGACAACAAAAAGCGGCGGGGCATCGAGAGCCTTCTCGTCCCGACCGAATCCATCTACAAAGGAGGAAATTAAATGGGTGGAGTAGCAAGAGTATTCAAAAGCATCTTTGGTGGTGGTGGAGGCGGCGGTACGACAGTCGTACAGGCAGCCCCCACACCCGCCGCCGCAGCCGCACCTGCCACCGATTCCGCACAGCGCAGCAATGAGGAACAGAGCGGCGTCAAGAAGAAGCGACGCGGTAAGAGTGCCCTCATGGCACAGCCACAGACGCAGAGCATCGGCGGCAGCACAGGACTGAACCTTTGAGCGCGGCAGACAGCGGGCAGCGCACCACAGCCAGACAGCTTTATGCCAAGCTCGAATCCGCGCGAAAGCCCTACATCGACCGCGCCGAGAAATGCGCCGAACTCACCATTCCGATGGCATTCCCGAAGGACAGCGACACCAGCAGTACCAAGTATGCCACCCCGTATCAGAGCATCGGCGCACGCGGCGTCAACAACCTCACCAGCAAGCTCATGCTCGCCCTCTTCCCGCCGAACGCCCCCTTCTTCCGTTTGTCTTTGGGGGACGAAGTACGTGCGGCGAGGGGCGACGACCCGAATGCGACACAGGAATGGGAGGCAGCCCTCAGTAAGATCGAGCGACAAATCACCAACTATATGGAGACCCACCAGATGCGCGTCACCATGAACGAAGCCATGACCCAGCTCATCCTTGCGGGTAACGTCCTCTTATTCCTGCCACCGAAGGAAGGAGGCATGAAACTCTACCGTCTCAACCATTATGTCTTATCCCGTGATGGCATTGGCAATACCATTGAGATTGTCACCAAGGAGAGTCTTGCCTACGGTGCGATGCCACCCGAGGCACAGAACTGCATCGAGGGCGACAGCATCGAGCCCCACAAAGAGTATGATGTCTACACCCACACATACCTTGAGGGAGACACATACCTCTCCTATCAGGAGATCGAGGGTAACATCATCGCGGGCAGTGAGCAGAGCTATCCGAAAGACGCAAGCCCTTGGATTCCCCTGCGCCTCCGCAAAATGGATGGCGAAGCCTACGGGCGCAGCTTTGTCGATGAGTACATCGGCGATCTGAAATCCCTTGAGGCACTCAGTAAAGCCGTCACCGAAGTCGCAGCGATTGCAAGCAACATTATCTTCATCGTCGCGCCAAACTCCATGACACGCCCCAGTGAGTTGCAAAAAGCACAACCAGGCGAATTTGTGTGCGGACGCTTGGAGGACATACAACCCCTACAGATCAACAAGACAAACGACCTACAGATCACCACCACCGCCATCCAAAACATCGAGGCACGCCTCTCGTACGCCTTCCTTCTCAACAGCGCAGTACAACGTAATGCAGAGCGCGTCACCGCCGAGGAGATACGCTACGTCGCCAGAGAGCTTGAGGACACCGTAGGTAATATCTACAGCATCCTTGCACAGGAACTTCAACTTCCCCTTGTCCGTCGATTCATGAACCAGATGACAGGCATGGGGGCTATCCCACCGCTGCCGCAAGGCACACAGGGCGTAGAGCCCACCATCACCACAGGCATTGAGGCATTGGGCAGAGGACATGACCTCGCCAAGCTCGACACCTTCATCCGCTACGCTCAGGTATTCCCCGAGGCGTTTCAGACCGCCGTCAAGCAAACCGAAATCCTCTCTCAGATTGCAACCGCACTCGGGATTGATGCATCTTCCGTCGTCAAGACCCCGCAGGAGATTGAGGAGGAACAGATGCAAATGGCGCAGATGCAGATGGCACAGCAGGTCGCCCCGCAGATGATGCAGGGCGCACAGTAAGAAAGGAGACACTATGGCAGACACACAGCCACAGCAGACTAACCAGAACCCGCAGGGAGCACCCGACATGACAAACGCCACCGTGACCCAGACGGACACAGGCGTCATCGTCGACACCACGAAACATGAGGTACCGCTCACACCTGAGACGCAGACACCTCCTGCGGGGGAGGACAGTGCGAAGCCAGCACAGACACCGCCCGAGGGGGACAGCACACAACAGCTTCAGACCGACTTTCAGCAGCAGCAGGTGCGCGAAGGAGAGATTAAAGACACCCTCACCAAGAGCGGCATCGACTTCGACGCACTCGCTGCCGAGTACGACAAAGACGGTGCACTCAGCGCAGACAGCCTTGCGGCTCTTGAGAAAGCGGGCTATCCGAAAGCCGTCGTCGATGCCTACCTCGCAGGACTTGACGCACTCGCCGACCGCTACGTGCAGGAGGTCAAGAACCTCGCGGGCGGGGAGGAGAACTACGCACGGCTTATCCAGTTCATCGGTAGCCAGCCGCAGAACGTCATTGACGGATTCAACGCTGCCATCCAGACAGGTAACATCGCCCAGATACAGCTTGCCCTTGCAGGAATCCAGGCACAGATGACCGCCGCCTACGGCACATCGAACCCGAGTGTCATGGCAGGAGCGCAGGGGGCAGGAACGCCCACAGGCTACCAGACCACCGCCGAGATGACAAAAGACATGTCAGACCCCCGTTACCAGACCGACCCTGTATTCACACAGGAAGTCTACCGCAAGATTCAGTACAGCAGCCTCTTTTAAGAGGGCTATTTTTTTTTGTCTATTTTTAAGGAGAAAACCACATGGCAAATGTAAAGATCGCAAATCCTATGGCTATCAAGGGCGTCGCCACGACCGACGCCGACAAGCTCGCGCTCGCTCTCAAAACCTTTGCGGGCGAGACACTCACCGCATTTCAGCAGTCCTCCGTCACCAACGGACACGTCCTCGAACGCTCCATCGCCAGCGGCAAGAGCGCACAGTTCCCCGTCTTCGGGCGCACCAAGGCGCACTATCTCAAGGCAGGTGAGAGCCTTGACGACAAGCGTGAGAACATCCAGCAGTCCGAGCGCATCATCCACCTCGACGGGCTTCTGACCGCCGACTGTCTGATTTTCGACCTCGACGAATTTATGGCACACTATGACTTCCGCAGCCCGTACGCGAAAGAGCTGGGCAATGCCCTCGCACTTTCCTATGACGCATCCGTTCTCGCCGAGTGTGCCAAGGAGGCACTGAACGCCACCGAGAACGTCGCGGGCAACGGCAAGGGCGGCGTCATCGAACGCTCCATCACAGGCGGTGCGGGCATCAACCGCGACACGGGCAACGCCATCTACGACATCCTCTTGGAGGCAAAGGCAAAGATGGCGAACAACTACGTCCCCGCAGGAGACCGCTACGCCTATCTCACTCCTGAGTTCCATTCTGCGCTTGCATCCGCACTTGAGTACCTCAACCGTGACTACGGCGCGGGCGGCTCTATTCTTGAGGGCAACGTCATCCGCCTCGCAGGCTTTGATGTCATCGAGTGCCCGCACATCACGCGCGGCGGCGACGACAACGCGAACGTCATTCAGGGCGACGGACACGTATTCCCTGCGGCGTACGCAGACAAGAGTCCCATCATCATCTGCCACAAGACCGCAGCGGGTGTCCTCAAGCTCCGTGACCTCTCCATGGAACAGGCGCGCCGCCCTGAGTATCAGGCAGACCAGATCATCGCCAAGATGGCAGTCGGTATGGGTGGGCTTCGCCCCGAGAGTGCCTTCCTCGGCATCGTCAAGAAGAAGTAAGACACAATCCTTCATTTGACAAGAGGGGAGGGGAGTATTTTCCCCTTCCTTTTTGTCTTTTGTAATTATACAAATCCCTTCCATATTATATAAGGAGGAAAGAAATGCTCACAGCGACCAGTAAACTAGATGCCATCAACATCATCCTGTCCTCCATTGGGGCATCTCCCGTGAACAGTATCGACACTGAGATTGACGTAGACGTAGCAAATGCCACCCGCATGATGGAACGTGTCTCGCGGGATATCCAGCGCAAGGGATGGGACTTCAACACCTATGCTCTCACCCTTAGCCCCGACCACTTCACAAAGCGCATCACATGGATGCCGACCATCCTCACCTTCAAAGCTATGGATGGAGGCAGCTACGCAAAGCGCGGAGACTATCTCTATGACATTACCAACCAGACCTTTACCTTCACGCAGGATATTCAGATCAATGCCGTCATGGCACAGAATTTTGACGATTTACCTGACACCTTCAAGAACTACATCGCTGCTAAGACCGCCCTTGACTTTCAGTCACACTACATGGGAGACAGCGGTGTGGCGCAAGACCTCGCGCTCACCGTGCAAGAGGCGTATCAGGACATTGTGTCATACGACATGAATATGGGTGACTACAACATCCTGCGCATGACAGGTATAACATCCGTATTGGAGAGAAGCTAATGCTCTACTCACAGCAGATCAAGAATATCGTGTCAGGAATCAGCCAGCAACCTGCTATCTTGCGCCTCCCTGAACAACTTGCCGAACAGATCAATGGCTTTTCCACCGAGGCGGGGGGCTTGCAGAAACGCCCGCCTACCGTCTTTTTGAAAAGTCTTTCCATCCCTATTTCTACGCATGATGCACCCCTCATGCACTTTGTTAATCGTGATGCACAAGAGCGTTACATTATGTACTTTTACCAGAACAGTCTTTCTATTTACGGACTGGATGGCATCACAAAGACAATTCGCATCAAGGATGATCCTGCGTACCTTGCGACCACGCAGCCACGGCAAGACCTACGCGTCATCACGATCGCCGACCATACCTTCATTCTGAACCGCTGCGTCACCGTGCGCATGACTGATGCAAAGAGCCCAAACGCTTTTCAGACCCAAGGGGCACTCGTTCATGTCAAGCAGGGGCAGTATGGACGTACCTACCGCATCTGGGATGGTAACAAGCTCATCGCCGACCACACCACACCAGATGGCAGCGACAAATCCCATACCAAGCTGATTGACACCAACTACATTGCCGTACAGCTTGCCGAGGCAGTCAAAAAGAATGGATATACCGTCGATGTTGGCAATACATGGCTACGTATCCACGGCGTTAAGAAAGTTTTCACGCAGGATGGTTTCAACAATCAGGCACTCATTGGCACCATAGGTCACATCCAGAAATTCTCATCACTTCCTGAGACTGCGCCTGACGGCTACGTTGTCAAAGTTGCAGGAGATCCTAAGAATGGTGCAGGAAGCTACTACGTATCTTACGACAAAGATGAGAGCGTCTGGAAAGAATGTGTAGCTCCTAACATCTCAACCGCACTAGACCCTGCTACCATGCCCCATGTACTCATCCGCGAAGCAGATGGAACATTTACCTTCTGCCGCAAAGAGTGGAAAGAGCGAGAGGCAGGGGATGATGACAGCAATCCGCTTCCTTCTTTTGTGGACAAAACTCTAAATGACATCTTCTTTTATCGGAATCGTCTTGGTTTCCTTAGTGGAGAGAACGTCATTCTTTCAGAGAGTGCAGAGTACTTCAATTTTTGGATGACGACTGCCAACGACATCCTTGACACCGACTGTATTGATGTACCTACCACCACCAGCCGTATCAACATCCTTAACTACGCAGTGCCCTTCAACCAGAGCCTCTATTGTTTCTCGGACAGCACTCAGTTCGTCTTATCTTCCGATACCGTTTTGTCACCGAAGAACTGTGCCCTCGTCGAATCCACAGGGTTTGGAGCTTCGCCGCATTGTCAACCCATCGTCGCAGGTAAAAATCTTTATTTCCCGTCCGAACGAGCTCAGTACACCTCCATCAAAGAGTATTACAGCGTACAGAACGTCGCCGAGGAAAAGAACGCACAAGATATCACTGCTCATGTCCCGCGTTACATTCCGAACGGTGTCTATCAGATGACCTCCAACACCAACGAGGGGCTTATGGTTTTTTTAACCACAGGTGACCCGACTGCCATCTACGTCTACAAATACCTCTTTTTGAATGAACAGCGTGTTCAGGCATCGTGGTCGAAATGGGAGATGGGCGCCAAGGTCTATGGAGCATTTTTCATCGCTTCCACCTTGTACGTCTTACTGAGCAGAGGAGATAAACACGTATTGGAGCGTATGGACTTCACAGGAAACACACTTGACTTTCTGGATTCAGAGCCTTATCGCGTTCACCTCGACAGTAAAAAGATTGCGCACACAGGTGTCTATCACAGTGACTTTGACTACACTGAGTATGACCTACAACAGGAGTATGGACGTACTAGCTTCGCCGACATACCTACCTTCGCGCTTGTTACAATGGACGGCAGGTATGAGACAATTCATCAGAGTACCCTTGTAGACGGGTATAAACTGCGCGTGCGTGGCAACCTCACCACGCAACCTGCCATTCTAGGTGTGCCATATACTTTCCATATTTGTTTGAGCCCTCCGTACCTCAGACAGGAGGACAGGAATGGAGGAGCACGGGCAATCACCAATGGGCGTTTGCAAATTCGTACCATCGAAATGCAGTATGCAGACACGGGGGCGTTTATAGCTCACGTTACCGTTGGGGGGCATGCCTACACCTACCGTATGACAAACAAAGAGATTGGACGCATGGTATTTGGACAAACTCACCTTGCCACAGGTACATTCCGTATTCCCGTACAAGCAGAGAATACTGCTTTTACTATGTGTCTTACCTCCGAAATGCCCCTTCCTGTCAACCTCATCGGCTACATCTGGAAGGGTAGCTTTGTCCCGCGAACGAAAGGAGTGTAAACATGGGCATGGCATTTACGATGGCAAGCACCATCTTCGGCATCTACAGTCAGAACAAAGCCTTGGAGGCGCAGGGGCACGCGAACCTCGCCACCGCACGCAGCATGGTAACATCCATGAACTACAGCTTGCAGAACCTTGAGCAGGAGCGCAGAGACATCTTTGAGGCAACCGTGCAGGAGCTTGAGAGAACCCAGCTGCAAGGGAGACGGCTCACATCGTCTGTCAGCGCAGCCATCAGCGAAGGCTTGCAGGGAGGAGGGCGCACCGCCAACCTCCTTGTACGCAGCGCAGAGGCAGACACCCACCGCGCTATGGCAAGCGTTAAAGACAACTATCAGAAGAAGTCTAACGAAGTCGACCTTAACAAAGAGGCAACTCTCATGAACACGCGGGCGCAGATACGCTCCATCAGAGAAGTACAAAAACCCTCACTGCTCGGCACCCTTGCACAGCTCGGTACAGCATATCTCGGCGCACGGCAGGAACAGGAGAAAATCAATCTGCTGCGTAAACAGGCAGGAGTAGGGAACGAGCGCACCCTCGGTGGGAAACCAGGCGGCGTACACTTCGCGTGGGATGCAGCAGACAAAATCTACAAAGCATCCTATCAGCCCTTCTCCTTCCACAGCCTCCTCGGTGACATCGACCACAAACAGACCAAATTCACCTTCGACGTACCCAACCCATTCAGCCAAGACAAACAGAGCATCAACTACTTCTAAAGGAGGACAGCTATGCCAACACCCATCTCAGGTGCGCTCGGCACACAGCGTCAATTCACACCGCAGCCCGACGCGGGCTATGTCGGACGCTACGCAGGGGTAAGCCCTGTCACGATCAGCGCAAGCACCAATCGCAACGATATGCTCGCTCAGAACCTCTCTCAGCTCACCGCCGCTCTCAGCAGCTACCGTGTGTCTCATGAGGGCTATCTGAACGACACAGGCAGCATCGACGCAGAACGCATGGTACGCGGCGAGAGCGAGGAGAGCATACGGAAACTCAACGCCATCGACGCAGCACAGCAGGAGGGCTTTGCCGACGCTCTCAGTAACCCCTACTTCAAGGCACACGCCGAACGCCTCCGTGGCGGCTTTTTGTCTACCGTCATGAAGAACGCGTACGACGAAAAGTACGCCATGACCCCCGCCCGCACCGCGCAGGAAGAAGCCAACCGCTACAACCAATTCGCGAAAGACTGGCAGAAAGCAAACCTCAGCGGAGATTCTGCCCCCGTCAACATGACCGCCTTCGCGTCCGGTTTCAACGAGAACCAGCTTGTCAACATGGGAAACCTCATGGCGACATGGGAAAAGAAGAACTACGAGAACGAAGTTAAGACTGTCCTCTCCGCAGCAGAGAGCAAACTTGAGGACATCATTCTCAATGCCCCCGATCTCCTCAAAACCAACGGCGTCGCCACAGACAAGGCACAGGAAGCCGTCAATGACGTGCGCCTTATGGGCTTACCGCTGGAATTTAAGCGGAAACTCGTCCTTGACTTTGCCGAGAAATTCATCAAGCTCGGTTACATCGACGGCACTCGTTTGTCTCAGATGATGGAGCGCATCACCGTCCAGACCTCCTTTGACGGCACCGAGATGAAAGCCTCTGACCTTCTCCCCATGGCGACTATCAAGAACATGGCAGATGAGTACCACGCCCAGTTTCACACACAGGAAAAGTACGACTGGGTACAAAAACACATCAAGAACAAGACACTCAGCGAAGCGATGGCAGAAGTCGCAGAGGCTGAACACACACGTCCCACATGGGCAAGGGAGCACAATGCTCTCATTCCCTCTATCAAAAGTGGCATCGAACAGAAACAGAGGGAAGAAGAACGTGCCCTGCGTGCTCGCCAGAAAGCCGCAGGACGTGGTGGCAAACGTAGTGGGGGGACAGTTACCGACACACAAGCTATATCTGACATTGTCAGCGCATGGATGCGAAGGGATATTATGGTCTATGGACGCAATATCAGCTCTTACAGCATAGACAAAGATGCTCTCGCCTCCGTCACGACACCACTATTACAACGCTTTATCGCACAGGGAGACTTTGCACAGACGATTCGTCTTATGGATATGCCACAGATGAGTTCCATGCGGAGTACGATCAGCAGCGATCTTGCAAATACCCTCAGCACCATCCTGCCATCGGATGACGGCGGCGTCAATATCGGCAGTAACGAATCCGTCCGCGCTCTCGTAGGGATGATTATAGAGAATCCGAACGCCATCGCAAACACCTTCGGTGGAGACCTCGCCCGCGAGGCATATACGCTCAAGACCCTCAGTATTGCCTACGGAGGAGGGGACACAGGCTATGACGAAGCACTGCGCCTCTATGCCCTCAGTAACCAGACCAAGCGGCAGAGCCCTGACGTTCACAGTGCCAATGCAAACACCGCTGAGCGTAATATGTGGGGGTTTACTATCGACAATGTCCCACACGCAAGAGGTGGAAAAGACTGGGCAGACTTTGGACAGGACTGTAACGCATTCGTCGCCGATGACATACGTCGCCTCTGGACTACTTTCTTGGATGCAGGGATGAGCCCATGGCAAGCACAGACAAGTGTAAACGACTGCGTGCGTGACAATTATGAGACCTACCATCTTGGTGTCTTCCCGCGTAGTGTCTACGCGAATTTGGGGACAGGTGATGATCGGGGGTTCTTCCGTAAGGCTATGGATTCCTTCATCTACAGTACCTGCGAAGGGGGGAGCACGCGCGACTATGAAGAAACCAAGATTGGTTATAACCCCATCACACGCATCTTCACCTTCTCCTGCGACAGCATGGGCAGAACGCGTCAGGTTACATTGAGTAATCTCCGCACAAAGGCAGAACAGATTTATGAGAAGGGAGATGACACCGACGCAGCAGATGATTCATGGAACGTCGATGACCTCAACGCACAGCGGGATATTCCGCAGTGGAACAATGGCGACAGCTACGATGACGGTTCTGCATGGGAAGGTTACACACCAGACCCCTATATTGATTAGAAAGGAGCACTATGGCAAACGAACAGAACGCCCGCATCATCTGGGACTACTTGAAATACAACCTTGGATTGGATGATCTTAGAGCCGCCGCCATCATGGGCAACATCTCACAGGAGAGCGGTTTTGAGACTGGTACAGAGTCCTTCGATGGGGAGAGGAGCTTTGGCTTTGCCCAGTGGACATACGGTAGACGCACCGCCCTCGAAGCTCTTGGCGGTAACCCTGCGAACCTTGACACACAGTTGCAACACTTCACCAACGAAATCAGTGAGGGAGGCGCACGCCGCTACGCATTTGTCAACCTCATGAACAACGACGGCGATCTTGCCGCCATGACAAACGGGTGGTGCGATGACTTTGAAGCCCCCAGTGAGGAATACGCCAATCGTCAGCACCGCATCGCCGAAGCACAGCGTTATCTTAGCATGTTCGGTGATGGGGGCAGTGCAGCTTATACAGGTACGTTTGGGGATATGTTTGCACCCCTTGCCGCACAGGTCTCAAATGGTGTCCTCTACGGTGACCCCACGCCCGACTATGAGGATGGCTACGACGATGCCATAGAGGATATCGGGACACTCCGCGCCACCGCCGAGAACTTCTGGGATTCCATCACCGAAGGTGGCATTGCCAAAACCCTTGAGTACACATGGGGTGGGATCGCACACAGTGGGAAATGGTGGTACGAAAAGAAAGACCCCATCACACAGGAAGACATCGACTTTGTGCAGAAGGCACTGCCGAATGACAAAGACGCCCAGCAGTTCATCCTTCTCAACGGTCGTGATCGTCAGGAAGTACAGTGGCTCGTCAACCAGAAACTCGTCGAGAAGAACCGCAAAGCCATGATCGAGAAGTGGAGAGAGAACAACGATTCCATTATCGCACGTGGACTTGTGAAAGTGGGAGGGTTCGTAGGGTATTTTGTTGACCCTCTGAATCTTGTCCCGATGGGAAGTGCTGTCAAAAGCAGCTACTTAATAGGACGACTGGGCAGTGCCCTCATGAATCCCGCGAAGGCAAAGACCATCGCCGCACTCACCGCAAAGAGCAGCTACGAAGTCGCCAAGATGAATGCACCACTTGTCGGCAGTACTCTCACCAATGACTACCTCAAGGAAAACTTCGGAGGGGAGAAGCCCAACTATGCGTTCGATGCAGCCGTCGCTGCCCTTGCGGGGACTGTTCTCTCTGTAGCAGGGTATGGCATCGGCAAGGCATTCTCAAAATACAACATGCGTAGCACACTCAGCGACGAGGTTGCCTTGGTCGCTGATCGCGCCGAGACAAACGCTTACCGCGAGGCAGCGGGGGAAACCGCCGAGAAGATACGCAATGAGACCATCGGGCAGATGAGAGAACTGCATGATGCCTCCTTTGGGCAGCAACTCAAATCCACTGTCTACGACGGCTTTGAGAAAAACGGGCGTGTCATTGCCACCTCCTATGAAAAGGCACGCGTCGCAGTGTCCCGCATCACAGGCATCGAACTACCAAAAGACGCCAAAGCCTTTTATGTCCCGAACGAAGACTATGCCGTCCTCATCACGGACAACATCAAAGATGCAGCACAGGTAGAAACCCTGCTTGCCCATGAGTTTGCCGTCCATGCCGGACTCTTTGAGAGCCTCGGTAAGCAGGAATACAGCCGCCTCATGAATCAGGTCAAACAGGCAATGAATAAGGATGGACATATCTTCAACGAGATACGTCGCAAATATGACACCCAAGACCCCGAAGAAGTCTTCGCTCATGCAGTCGAAGAAGGTGTCCTTCCCGATGGTATCACATCGAAAATCAAGGGACTCTTCAACAAAGCCCTCGGCAAAGAAGGCTACCATGCGAAATTCACCCAAGAGGACATTGAGGACATCCTGCGCAAGCAGTCCGTCGAACAACGACGTGCAGAGGATGGCTTTTATCGTAACCCCGACGGCTCAACCGCCTTTGCTGGCGTTCGCTACTCACGAGACAACCTCCTCAATCCGAACCTCTGGGCAGACCTCTATGACCTCGAACCTTCCATCACCAAAGACACACAGAAGGACTTACCCTCCTTACTGCGCTGGATTGGGAGGAAATTTGAGAGTGGGACTGCGGGTGCAACACCCTTCGGACTGATGATTAACTCAAAGTCCAATACAGCGCGTGCTTACGCTCCACGCATCTTTGCAGACGCGCGTGGGCGCGGCATCGGCAATGTCAAGACCGCTACAGCCGAGGAGCAGAAAGAGTGGATTGTCCGCAGACTCTCCGTCCACATCGGGGAGTACGCAGACGAGCGTTGGGCATGGATATGCGCCAATAAAAAACTCCCCTTCCGCAGTGCACAGCTTACCTTTGACAAAATGGTACAGATGCACTACAACGCGAAATATGCAGGAAACAAGGCTTGTGTCTTAGCCGACGTGCCCGCCGAAGTCGAACGTGCTGCCGAAGCCGTCCGTCGCTACCGTGAGGAGCAAATTGAGATTGGGAAAAACAGTGCGGCTTACTTTGGTTCGTCCTCTGAAAACCTCATTGACAAAGACTGGTACGACGTAGACTTCGAGCTATGGCGCAGTGTTGACACAGATGCACGCGCCCGCTTCTTCGGTTACTTCAACAGCAAAAATGCTGCGATGAAGAACCTCGAAGAATATTATCGCACCTTTGCCAAGCGTGATGTCATCCGTGCCAAAATCGAGCGGGACATCAAAATGAAGAACGCCCGCATTGACGCAAAGAACACCGAGCGTGCAGCACGCGGACTGGAACCCCTCGAAAAAGTGGATGAGAGCATCACCGACGACATGGTGGAGAAGTGGCTCGAAGCCCGCATCCCCACTGCGGTACAGCACGCGCTTGCCGCCGATCTTGACCCGCTTGCCGCAAGAAATATCAAGGAGCTTGGGAATCTCAGCTTCTTACAGACCCGCATCCCAATGGACACATCAGGCGTCATGACCTTCAACAAGGGCACCCCGAACGAATTCACGTTCTCCTTTGACAACAACCTGCGGAGCTACGACCTCGACAGCCTCATGCAGAAGAACATGCAGAGGTTCGCGGGTGAAGTCGCTGCCAAAAACGTATTCGGTACAGAGAAGAATCTCACTAACTTCCTTGCGGCTGTCAAGAGTGAGCTGGAAGCGAGCATCGCACATGGAGACAGTAATGCGAGCGTTATGAAAGAATATACCCGCATGGAGGAGGCGATTGCAGAACTGCGTGGGCAGCGTCCTCGTGAAGACACCCTATCGCAGATGGGCGTCCTTGCACGTCTCATGCAGAACGTCTCCTACGTCAAGAATGGTGCGAACATGGGCTTTAGTCAGCTCGGTGAAATAGGTGGTGCGATTGCTTATGGAGGAGCAGCACGTATTTTTGGTGCCATCCCCATGCTGCGTGACCTCGTGATGGACATACGGTATGGCAAAGTCTCAGCCGAAGCTTATCGCAGTGCAGAACGCTATGTATTCGGACGTGCCTTGGAAGCGAAAGTCTATGGCGTCAACTACGCTGACCGCGTGGCGCGTGATGCACTCACAGAGAAAGGCAGTACCCTCAACAAAGGGCTGATCTTCGCTTCCGACGTTGTGCAGCAGCTCGGTAAAGTCACCTCCACCCTCAACATGCTCCCCAAGACGACCGACTCCATGTACCGTGATATGCGTACTCATTACATCGTGGATGCAATCGACTGGGCAGCGGGGAAGGAATTCAGCAAATGGCGCAACCCCTTCTCCGAGGCAAAGATGAAAGCCTCCCACGTCACCGAGGAAATGGCACAGCGCATCAAAGACAATTTGAATGCCGCCGTGCGGAAAGACAGCAAAGGCAATACTGTGTCTATTGACATGGAAGGATGGATGAAGAGCGACCCAGAAAGCTACTTCAAATTCTACAGCATGGGAGAGACACAGGCGCAGCGTGCCATCGTCTCCGGAATGCGACAGGGGAACAAGAACTTCCTCAAGAACGCCAACTGGTTCACACGCATGCTCTTTCAGTTCAAAGACTACAACCTCAGAGCCCTCAACGCCCAGACCATGCGGGCACTCACCGCACGCGAACTGGACGATATGATCGCCTTTGGTATGTCTATGGCAACCAACATCGGTGCCTATGCCCTGCGCATCGGCGCAAAGGCAGCGGGGATGTATGCCCTTGGGGATGTCACAGGAGCGAACGACTACATGAAGCGTATGTTTGACGAAGGACAACTTCTTCGCATCGCCGCCACACGCAGCGCACTTACATCTCCTCTGTCCTTTGGCAACGATGCCTATGAAATGCTCTATGGTGCACCCACCATCCGCACAACCGTCGACAGGCAGCAGCGGCGTGGGAAGAATCAGAGCTTTGAGGATAACATTGCGGATGCAATCAAACAGCTTCCTGCCATCCAGACAGGCGTCTCCCTTAAAGGACTTGCCGCATTGCCTGACATCCTCACAGGGGATGCCTCGCAGAAAGATCTCAAAGCATTCTACAAAGCCCTTCCCATTCCAAACTTCATCCCCTTCATGACATACATCGACCACGTCATCGGAGGGAGTGGCTTACCCAAGAAATAAAGGAGAACCCATGAACTATAAAGCCACCATATTTCAGAAGGGAGGGAAGAAGGTCTACACCTTCCCCTTCCCATACCTCAGCAAACAGTTTGTAAAGGCACGGTATGAACGCGGCAGCATATCCACACCGCTCGAATACAACCGTGACTACAGCATCGACGGGCAGACCCTCAGCCTCCATACCGAGGGCAGCGCAGAGGACATCCTCTGCATCTACCGTCAGACCCCCACAGGAAGCCTTGTGGACTTCAACGACGGAAGCATCCTCCTCGCCTCCGAACTCGACAAGATGAGCATACAGCTGCTCCATATTACCGAAGAGCAGAATGACAGCCTCCACTTAGAAGGGATGTTTGTTAGCGAAGGTGCATGGCAAGCACAAGGAAGGCGTATTAAAAATGTAGCTGCTCCTGTGGAAGCAACCGATGCAGTACATCTCGCCTATCTGGATGGTTTGGGTATTGCTCGGCAAAGTGAGTTGCAGCGCATTGAAACCCTTGTGTCTGAAAAAGAGCGACAGGCAGCAGAGAGTGCAAGGGAGAGTAAAGAAGCCGCGACACAAAGTGCCCAGCAATTCACTCAGACAATCGAGGCACGCTTTCAAACCTTAACAACTCTTTTACAACAGAAACTCTCCGCTGAATACGTCCCACAGACGCAAGGTGCCGAAATGCGCACCGCAATCTCGAATGCAAGCATCGCCATCCTCGGGCGCAGCAAGACCTATCAGGTCGGTGACATCGCATATCATAAGTCCCTGCCATCGTGGGCGAGGCTTGAGTGCGTGAGGGCAGGGACGACGGGGGCAAGCATCCCAAATCTGGCAGAGGTGCGCAAATGCGGCATCATGGTTACGGACGGAAATGCCGTCTGGATTGTGGACGATGTGCGCGACGGGGCGCGTGTGGGCGACATCATCCTCCGCCCGACACTCAGGGACGGCTATATCAAGGCAAACGGCGCAACCGTCAAGGCATCCGAATATCCGCGTCTCCTCGCATGGGCACAGGAGACTGGTATGACCGTCACGGCGGAGCAGTACCGGACAGACTGCTCCAAGTACGTCTATGACGCGGCGCAGGACAAGCTGACCCTTCCCAATGTGGTAGGGCGCGTCTTACAAGGCGGGGAGAGTGTCAAGAGTGTTGAGGCGGGATTGCCTAATATTACGGGCGGACCTATCGGTACAGAAAGTATCGAAGAACAACTTGCAGGCGCATTGTTCCGCGATGGAAGCGTTACGCAATATGGCGTAACCAGTGCTAATACGCACGTTTGGTCGCGTATAAAATTCGACGCATCCAAATCCAACCCTATCTATGGCGCATCCGACACCGTCCAACCGCCCGCAATCGCCCTCATCGCGCAAATCAAATACTAGAAGGAGGAGACACATGACAAAAACAGTCTACGCCTACGCCGAGAGCGGCAAGTACATCGGCGTACGCATCCTTGACGACACCGACCGCAGCCCGATCAGCGGAGCATGGCAAATCCCCGCCTACATGACGGAGACTAAGCCCCCCGCCGCAAAGGAGGGCTATGACATCTACTGGCGCGGTGGGAAGTGGGCACAGATCGAGCGCCCGAAGCCGACGCCGGAGCCTGCACAGCCCGAGGACACCGAGCCGCAAGAACCGTACATTGACCCTGACCGCCTCGCGGCATTTGAAGCGATGGCAGCACAAGAATCCCGCCTCGTCGAGCATGGGGAGCGCATCGCGGCACTTGAAGCCGCTCTGAAAGGGGGTGAAGGAAAATGAAGAAGTGGCCGTACATGATTCCCGTCTACGCATATCTTGTGCGCACGGGAAAGTGGGCAATCTCTGAGGAGGACAAACAGGAGGGGCAGAAGGTTGTCCCTGAGATCTATCAGGCAGATGTGGCAGCATATCTCGCAGAGCATGCCGCAGGATAACAAGGAGCGCAGAATAGGCGTCATAATACGTGGCGGCTTTCGTTTTACTTTTAAGTCAAAAGGAGACAAATCATTATCAACACAGACACACCCATCCAAACCCTCATCCATGCCATCGAAAACGCATGGACGAGCACCGAACTGACCTGTGGCACCATCTTCGGCATCTGCTTCACCTTCCTTGACAAAGCCTTTGGAGGACTTGACGCAAGCATCGAAGCACTCGCCGTCCTCATGTGCCTTGACGTCATCACAGGCATCGCCGCAGGACTGAAACACCACCGCCTCAGCTCTGCCATCGGCGCAAAGGGACTCTTTAAGAAAGCAGGTATCTTCCTCTGCATCCTCATCGGCTTCCTTCTCGACACCGCCATGCACATGGACATTTTCCGCGACATGGCGATTGCGGGATTCGCGCTGATTGAGGGCATGAGCCTGATTGAGAATATCGACCGTATGGGCTACGGCTTCCTTATCCCCGCCTTTCTGCGGAGCAAAATGCACCAGATCGCCGAGGAGAAGCGATTGAAAGGAGACACAAAATATGAAAAAAGGAATTGACGTATCCGAGAATAACGGGCGCGTCAACTGGAACGCCGTCCGTGCGGCGGGCTATGAATTCGCCATCGTCCGCAGCTCCTACGGGCGCACGGGCATCGACGAAGAATTTCAGCGCAACGTCGAAGGTGCACACGCGGCAGGACTCATCTGCGGCGCGTACCACTATGGCTACGGGCTGAACGTCACACAGGCACGCGAGGAAGCAGAGCACTGCCGCCGCGTCATCGAGGGCGCAGGAGTTCTCCTCGAGCTTCCCGTCTTCTACGACATGGAGGACGCGGACGGCTACAAGGCACGCAGGGGCTTCGACTTCGACCCCCATGAGATGACCGAGATGTGTCGCGCTTTCCGTGAGACCATCGGACTGGACTGCGGCATCTACGCCAGCTACTCGTGGCTGTGTGACTACATCGACTGGAAATCCCTCGGCTGCGCCGTTTGGAACGCCCAGTGGAACAGCAAGGACGATCTCAAAGGCTATATGTGGCAGTACACCGACAGCGCACAGATTGGAGGAAAGAGTTTTGACGCCAACATCCTTTATGCGTAAAGAATGGAGCAAGATTAAGAAGGGCATCCACGCGGATGCCTTTTTTATTTTTGCCTTTTCCATCCTGTTTGTTTGTTGTCTTTACGGCTGCGCTCACTTCATGCAGAGAGATCACCAGCCCATCGAGACACAGACCATCCTCACCAGTGAGGAGGCACAGAACCCCAACGTCCTGCAAAACGAACTGAAACTGAACAAGCCCAACGCAGAGCTTGCCGCAGCACAGATTCATGATGCACAGACCGTTGTAAAACGCCCTCAGACCGTCTATAACGAGGTTTACGAATCAGGGGGTAGTGTTACCCATACCGTGCAGAAAAAGCTCGCCAAAAACGACCCTACGCTTCCTCCCGAGGCACTTGCGAAAACGGACAAGACCGTCGTCGCAGAGCAGCCGGAGAACAAAGACGTTCCCGTCGGAATCTACAAGATCAACACCTACCGCAACTGGGAACTCGGCATAGGCACAGGCGTCCACGACGGTAATCCCTACATCCCCATCAGCCTTCAACGCAACTATAGCAAAGATCGCTCCATCGCCCTTGAATTACACTACGACTTGAAAGACAACAAGGTCAATGGCGGGGAAGTACAGTGGAAAGTACATTTCTAAATTGAAAGGAAACAAACAACATGGCAGGAATCAAACTCCCACAGGAACTCATCGACGCCCTTGCACAGCAGGAAGCAAATGCACTCATCGAGGGACTGAACGACCCAGAGATGAGGCGTAACCCCGCCTTCCTTGCCAAGGTGCGCCAGTTCCTCAAAGACAACGACTTTGTAACCACCACCGAGACCGAGGGCGTGGAGACCATCGTCCGCGACATGAACAGCATCCCCGATCTCGTAAACGGTACTGAGGTCGTCCATTGAACTGGTCGGACGCAGATATTGCAAAGGCTCAGAAGCACTTCTGGGCTTTTGTCTATATCGTATGGAAATCCATCGGACTGCCCGACCCCACACCCATACAAGTGGACATTGCACAGTATTTGCAGAACCCTCCGAGCGACCGCATCGTTATCCAAGGCTTTCGCGGCGTCGCCAAGAGCTTTCTGACCTGCGCCTACGCAGTGTGGCGGCTTTGGTCGAACCGTGACCTCAAAGTCCTCATCATCTCAGCCTCCCGTGACCGCGCCGATGACAACGCTCGCTTTGTCAAAAGTATCATACGGACAATCCCCTTCCTTGCGGACATGAAAGCCGATAAAACCCAGCTCGACACCCAGAACATCTTCAACGTCGGCGGGGCACAGGCAGACATCTCCCCGAGCGTCAAGTCCGTCGGTATCACAGGACAGATCACAGGTACACGCGCCGACCTGCTCATTTCAGACGACGTTGAGGTGCCGAAGAACAGCGGCACACAGCTGCAACGGGATAAACTCTCCGAAGCAGTCAAAGAGTATGATGCCATTTTGAAACCAGGCGGTCAAATCATCTACCTTGGTACCCCCCAGAATGAAGCCAGCCTTTACAACACCTTGCAGAAGCGCGGCTATAGCACACGCATCTGGACAGTCCTCTACCCCGAGAGCGAAGCAGAGCTATTGTCTTACGGCGGCAGCCTTGCCCCCTTCATCACTGAGCGGTACTACAGCGACCCAGAGAAGTACGCGGGACAGCCCACTGACCCCAAACGCTTTGACGACATTGAAATCGAAAAGCGACGTCTCTCCTATGGGCGTGCGGGCTTTGCCTTGCAGTTCATGCTTAACACCAACCTCAGCGACTACGAGAAATATCCGCTCAAAGTCTCTGACCTCATCATTGACAGCCTTGACCCTCATGAGACCAGTACCAAGTGGGCATGGGCGAACGGCAGCGCACAGCGGCTTGGAGACATCCCATGCGTCGCCATGAATGGGGATATGTACTATGCGCCCCTTTCCCGCAGCCCAGAGACACAACCCTACACAGGCACCGTCATGGCGATTGACCCTGCGGGACGTGGCAGCGACGAGAGTGCTTATGCAGTCGTGAAAGCCCTCAATGGTTATCTTTTCCTCATGGACGTAGGAGGCTTCACCGAGGGCTACAGCGACCTTGCTCTTACCCAGATGGCACAGCTGGCAAAATTCTGGCAGGTCAATGAAGTTATTGTGGAGGCAAACTTTGGTGACGGAATGTTCACCAAAATCATGTCTCCGATCTTCGCTAAGATACACCCCTGCGCCATCACCGAAGTCAAGCACACCAAACAGAAAGAGCTGCGCATCATTGACACATTAGAGCCTATCCTCATGCGGCATAAGCTCATCGTCAACCAGAGCGTCATCGAAAGCGACTATCGGCGGTACGAACAGGGACAGGCATACAGCCTCATCTACCAGATGACCCGCATCTGCCGTGACAAGAACGCCATCGCTCATGACGACCGCTTGGATGCAGTCACAATGGCAGCTGCTTATTGGCTTAGTCACATGGACATGGATGGAGACAAAAAGAAAGAGGTAAGTGAACGCAGCATCGAAGAAATGATGGACGAAGGGATAATGACACAGCAGGATGAACGAGGTGCACAATGCGTCAAGAACATCAAACTGCTGCGCTGTCGCTGAGAATCATTCTAGGTGAGGCAGAAATATACAAAATTGCTAAAAAATCCAAGTGAGGCACAAGAAGAAAGGAAGGGAGAAAAGTTATATAAGAGAGACAAAACCTTCCTTATATATAAGATACTTCAAGCCCGCCTGCGAAGCAGGGTGCTTGAAGTCCTCCTTATCGCCTCCTATAGCCTCCTTGTGTACCTCTCTTATCACAGCCTCTCGCATCGTCAAACCCACCACAGAATGAAGCAGCTTGACGGATGTGAGAGGCAACGATAAGAAAACCATAAGACATGCACCACTACAATCAACCAAGAAAGGAAAGACTACAATGTTCAACAAAGAACTGGATAACTTCTTCTCGACAAAAGAAGGAACATGGGATAAAATGATAGCGTTCAGCCCAAAGGATATTGCTACCATGCTGAACCTCCCACTCTCTACCATTGCACAATACCTTCGCGAAGGTAAAATCAAAACCTACAAGATCGGTCGTCATTACCGTGTTATGCGTAAAGACCTCTACCGTTTCATTGAGAACAATGAGTGCATCAATGTGATATAAGCACCAATAAGCACTAAAGAACATCGAAAGCCTTTGAAATTCAATATATCAAGAAAACATCGATGAAGTACTTTACAGAGGAATAAGAGCTTTTTAGGAATCGCTGATAAAATGAAGTCCGCCAGATTGGCACAGATTTTTCTGTCCAATTGAGGCAGCAAACCGGACGCATAGCAGAGCTATGTGGAGGATTTGCTAACGAAAAGCGGGCAAAAAAGATGCGCTAAGA